CAGAAACGGGCTTGGAATAAAGAGGATAAATTAGAAGATACTAAAAAATCATATTCTAGAAATGTAAAAAATTCTCGTTTGAGTTTAGAATTTGTAGAAGGTTTTAATGGAAAGAATGAAACATCTGCTGTCAAGCGCCAAGGTGATTCAGGTTTGGAAGATTATAGAGAGAAAAAGTCTCTTAGATCTGTTCCAAAGAAAAAACGACGTGAAGTTCGCAAATTGCGCGTCGCTTTTTTAAAAAGTGAAAAACCTCGTGATAAAGAAATTAGCCTTCGTGAAGAGGCTAATCTTAGAAATAAACAACATATTGCTGTTAAGCTTGCTGAACGAATTGAGTCTAGAAAGAATGCGCGGGAATCTGGTTTGCCCCAGAATGCCGTTAAGAGTGTTCCCTCTAAGAAGAAAATTCATCCACAAGCAAGAAGGAAAGCAGCTTCTTTATTGAAGAAGCAAGATATGTTGGTTTCCCAAGGTTATGATGACCGTATAAAAGATTTCGAGAAAAAATCGAAGAAGAAAGATGTTGACCGTAAGATTCGTAATCTTATGGATTTTTCAAATCTCGTCAACAATGATATTTCATTGGTTGAGCGAGAAGAACTTTATTTGGAAGATTTAGATTATGTCTCTTATTATCGTGAGTTACGTACAGAAGGTTACGAAGAAGTTATGGATTCGTTTACTAAGAAGAAGGATTCTCTTGTGAATTCCTTTGATGGTTTTATGGCTTATATTCGCAGTTTAATTCCATTTGATTTACCCGCCGATTGGGTTTCTTTTCTATGTGAATTTTTTGACAATGCTTTTCGGCCTTTTGAGAAGGTTTGGGAAAAGTTGAGAGAGATGGGAGAATCTTTTTTGGAACATATGGGCACAGATATTGTTGACTTGGTTAATTTTGCTTATTTGCTTAGCATGTGCCATAGTCATACTGATGTTTTGATGGTTTTGAATTCTAGATACAAATTCATAACTTCTTCTACATGTTCTGAGCTTTATGTACATCTGCGTGAAGTAATTA